ATTGTTGCGGTAGTCGCCGATCTGGTCAACGAGGGCCCCGGTGCTCGCCGCCGAACCAAAGCTGGCCCCACCGAACTGTCTCGCAACATCGTCGCCGATTTTTCCCGCTTGTGTATTGACGACCTGATCGAAGAGCGGGTTGACCTGGTCGAACATCGTCCGGTAGTCGCCCTCGGTGTTGATGGCGTTGCCGGTGAGGTTCTGGTAGCCTGTCTGGTCGAGGTTATAGTCGCCGCCGACCAAGTCCTGGTTGAAGGCTTGGTTGCCGGCATAGAACGGGTTGGGCTGACCGGCCATGCCCTGGATCTGGTTCAGGCCGGTCTCCGTCTCGCCCGAGAAGGGCACGTAGGACTGCCCCGGATAGGGGTTGAAGCCCTTCTTGTTCTGGGCGAGGTTGGCCGCCTTCTGCATCGCGCCCTTGAGGTACTTCTGGGCGGGCGGCCATGGACCGGACGTCGTCGTCTGCTTCGAGGTTTGCTTACTGCCTGCCATCGTCACAATTCCTTCGCCAATACCGTTCGCACTTCCCGGTAGCCGGGAAGCACCCGCCGCCAGCCAGGGCGACCTTCTAATTCCAGGCGTACTGCACCCATCGCTTTTGCCTGCACTTCGAGCTCACTCAGGCACTGCGCCAGCCAGCAACCCCGGTTACGGCCGCCGAGGGCATCGATGAACACCACCCGGCCACGGCTAGTGAGCCGCTCCCCGGTAGCGAAAGCCGCCAGGAAGGGGCCGAACGGATCATCGGTATCGAAGACTGTCCAAATTAGCCGGCGATCGGCCAGAGCTTCTTCCTTGATGAAGTCCGGCGTCAGGTCGGTAGTGACCGCGTCACAGGCTGCCGCGAGGAGCGGAAGAACGAAGGGCCAGATCCGCTCGATATCCTCCAGCGGCACCCTATCGAGTACGATCACCCCGCCTCAAGCGCCGCCACCCGCGCCCTAAGTGCCTTGATCTCGGCGACCAGGATGGCTTCCAACCGGCCGTGCTCGATCATCCAAGGGACGAAGTCCTTGTCGCCCGGATTGCCCTTGCCGGGGGAGACCGCCTGCGGCACGATGGCATGGAGGGCCTGGGCCGAGAACCCGAAATCCTCCGGACCATCGTCACGCCCCCAGCGATACCGGATCGGCTGCAATTGGTCGATGACGGCACCACTGTCGACAATCGGTGTCGAAGCACGTTTCAGGCGGTCATCAGAAAGTGAGCGAAAAGCCGTGCTACCGGCCCCACCGGTAAGGCTGCTTTCAATCGAGCCGATCGGGGTGCCATGGTTCAGGAAGTAGGCTTGAATCTTCCAGGATCCATCTTGGGCGCCGGTATTGTTGATGTACAGGGCCGAGGTAGAGTAGCTGGTCGGACGGTTGAATATCCAGCCGTACAGATCGCTGGACGGGGTGCTGGTCTGGGTCGCCGACCAGGTATTGCCGCCGTTGAGCAACGGCACGTTGGCCCCGCTGGTACCGATGTTTTCGACCGAAGCACTGCCCAGCCCGATGCCGCCGCGGAACGCCGAGGCACTGGACACCCCCATGAGGCTGGCAAAATAGGCACTGACTGCCGATCCCTTGATGACAACAGCATCGGAAACATCATCGCCGACCGTGGTCGTGCCGTTAAAGCTGTTGGTCCCGGTCCAGGTATTGCCGCCGGAAAGCGCCCCGTAGGTGCCGGCCGCGCCTGTGGCCGCTAGCAGCCGGTAATTGGTGCCGTCGAAGGCAATGTCATGGAAGCCGCCCGAGACGATATCGCCGGCCGACAGCGCGTCATTGTTGGGCCGCTTGATGGCGACCGCCGACAGCCCATCGACCGCGACCGTTGCCGCCCCGGTATTGGTAGCCGCCGCCTTGAAGCAGATGCGGAAGCCGAGGGCCTGATGGCCGGCCGATATCGCCTGCCCGGTGGTGATGGTGATCGCGTCGGCAGTACCGCCGACCGTGACGTTGCCGCTATTGACGTTGGCCCATTTCTTGATCGCCGCCATCATGCCGCGGGCGCTGTTGTTGACCGTGTTGGCGTCTTGGTTTTCAGCCCAATTGATGCCGCTATCGGCCACGTCATTACTGGCCGCAGTCGTCAGCCATGCCCAAACGTTTTCTAATGTCGGCATTGCTTTATCCTATGCTGTCGTTAGCGCTTGCGCGTCGGCGCCGCGCAGTGCGCCCTTGACGAAAGAAACGTGGACATGATGCCCGTTGGCCCCCTTGACCCGGATTGCGTGCCCGGTTTCGAGGTGGGCCGAGGGGTTGAATTCGTACTCGAGGTTCTCAGTCGTGCTGGGCAGACCGAAGCTGGCCGGGACCACCGTCCGCTCCGTCGTGCCGTCCCAGATGTAGAGGATGGCGGCCGCCAGTGCGCCGCCGGTCGGATTGGTGACCGTCACCCGCACCACCTCGACCCAGATGCAGTCGGCGGCCTTGAGTGCGCCGACCGTCAGGCAGTCGGTGGTGGTGGTGCCGGTGAGCGATGTGCCCTGATATTCGTAGGTCAGGCCGGGGACGAGGACGCCCATCAAGCCCTCCCGTCCGGTTTGACTTGATCATCGTCAAAGTCCCCGCCCAGAATGCTCGTCCATGCCGATCCGGCCGGGATGGTCGCCTCGAACTGCATGATGCGGCCGGTGACCTGCTCCTCGATCACGCCCCACGGGTTGAGCGCGGTTGCCGCCGAACCGGAGAAGGTTGGCGGCTGCTGCGGGGTTTCCGCCATGGCGGTGCGGCCCATCACCGTCGCTGCATCGGTTTGAGGCCGCCAGCCATTGACGTAGCAGCGCAGGCCGGGGATGAGTTCTAGCCGCCCAGTCTTGAGCAGGGCTTCCATCGGCAGCCCGGAGAAGAAGCCGAGTTTCTGGGCAGCGTCGAACCCACCGATCTGAGGAACCCCGCCCTGCCAGACGTCGCTGTCAAGCGAATAAGGCACATTGTCGATGGTATAGCCGCGGCCGGGCGTCCCCAGTGCGTCCAGCGAAGTGCCAGAGGTTGCCGCCTTGAAAATTGTGGTGCAGGCTACCGGGCCATGGAAGAACCGCTTCAGCTGCACGTCGAAGCCGATGACGTGGTCAAGCGTGTAGCCGCTATTCCCAACTGCTGTCGGGAACAGCCACCACAGGCGCGGCCGGGTCGGATCGAGCGCCCCGAGGATGGCGCCGAGGCGGCTTGGGTTGGCGTTGGCCTTGAACCATTCATCGACGACCTCCACGCCGGTTTCCTGGGAGAAGGCCCCGGCATTTGAGGCAATGAACCCGTCGATGCCGTAGTAGTAGATTACGCCCTGGTGCTCGACGATCGAATAGGGCGACCGGGTGCCCTGCTGGCTTTCGATGGTGGCAAAGTCCCAGACCCTGCGATCGTTCACCCTCACAAAACGGTTGACGGCGTTCTGCTGGATGAGCAGGCCGGTTTCCGGGGACGACATGCCCATGATAAAGCCGCCGGAGGGCAGCGTGCCGGTGTCTGACGAGCGCTGGCCGTAGGTCCAGAAGGCAGGGTCGCGATAGGCCGACCAGGCGAATTGAATGCGGCCCGAGAGCGGGGGGATGGCTCCGGTTGGTGCACTGAGGTCCATCAGGAACAGAAACCCGCCGACACTCTTGCAGTAGCGTGCGGTGGGCGGGCTGCCACCAAGGGCGGCAAAATTGCCCCCGTCGACGGTCGCGACCACAGGCGCATCCCCCGCGTTTACCGCATAAATTTTATTGTCCTGCTGGTCGAAACTCCAGTAATTGTCTGCCGGCAAGTGAAAGGTCAGGCCCCCGCTGACGTCGGTCCATGTTGTCCCCGACAACTTGTAGAGCTTGTCGACCGTCCCGGCGAAGGCCACCGCGGAGCCGGTCGAGGTGCGGGCCATGAAGGCGCCGCGGACGACGCCGCCGACCGCCGCCGATATTGCCGAGAGGGACGGCCATGGCCCCCAGCCGCGGGAGGTCGGCAGGCAGCCCGAGGCTACCGGCGTGGTCGTGCTGTTCAGGTCGTCAATGTCGGGGAGCCAGGGGCCGTAGGCAAAGCCGGGCATGGTCAGAACGCCGGCATTGAGGCGCGGCGGGTCATGCTGCCGGCGCGGCTGTTCACATCGGCGTAGTTCAACCCGCCGAGGGCATTCACCATCAGCGACCTGTAGCCGGCGACCTGCTCGGCATTCTTGTCCCAGGTCGAGTACTGCATCAGGCAGCCGTAGAGGTAGGCATTTGGCGCTTTTGTCAGGAGCCAGTTTTGCTGATCGGCGACCAGGCTCGGGATTTTGGCGTAATACGGAATGGTGACGTCGATCGTGCTGTAGAGATTGCTGCCGACGATGGTGTAGAAATGGGGGTCGGTGGTGTTCTGCCCGGTCGGGTAGGTGTTGGCAATCCATTCCCCGGTGGCATAGTCGATGGCATTGGTGACCGCGCTCGGGTTGGTGACGGTGATCGGCTCGAGGAAGTCAGCGGGCAAGGAACCGCTTCCGTTAGTGACGGTCACCGTCCCCACGGTTTCCATGTCGCGTACTCTAAGGGGGTACACGACGTAGCCACCGCTATCGTCACGCTCGCCGTAATTGAAGACGCTCTCGGTAAGGGTGACGAAGTCGTCAATCAGGCTGTCGCCGATTGACTGGCGCTTCGCCCAGTCCCTAACGGAAGAACGAAGTTGGATCAGGCTCGATAGGGCCATGGGTTACCGCCTGAATGCAGGGGGAGGCTTGTCGGTACGCAAATGGATCCAGGCCGGATCGCGTAGCTTCCGCCGGATCAGTCGATCCATTTCCTTCGACCCGAGGGTCAGATGGGTTGCCCCTCGGGCTACTTCCTCGTTGAGCCAGAGTTCCAGCACCGCTACCGGGATCGAGGCCACATGCTTCATTCCATCGGTATTGGGCTGGTCGAGCTCGCGGAGCTTGCGGTTATGGTCGAGGATGGGTTCCACATCCTGCCGGACGAGCGAGTACAGCGTATCTTCGTCTGGGTTATAGAAGATACGCCGTCTCACATCGGACATGGCTACGGAACGGCCATCGTCTTCATCTGACCGCTTGAAGCATCGTAGACCTGGACTGTCGCCGGCCCGGTAGCGCCTGTGGCTCCGGTCGCGCCTTCGCCCTCACGGACGTCGGCTCCCTTGGCGCCTTTGACGTCCTTGACGTCTTCGCCGTTGTCGTCGCCTTCATACTTTGCGTTTTTGGTGTTCATGCTCATGCTCCTTCGCTTCCTCGGCTTGAGGTCTGGTCCGCGGGGTCTGCGGATTTTCAGTGGGGGCGGGGCTTCACGTGAAACAGGCTCGGGCTTGCGCTTCGTGCGGCCGGCCTTCTCGGCCTTAGCCTTGATCTTCACCGGCTTGCGCTTGGCGGCGGCCTTGAGGATGGTGCGGCGCTCGGTCTTGGTGACCTTGAGTTTGCGTGCTTTTGCCATGATCCTTACCGTTTGCCGCTGATCTTCCTGGCAGCCCGAGCCCCGTATTTTTCCAAGAGCCGCGATGCCCGTGCCGACGTTGCCCGCTCGTCGGTAGGCTCGCTCCAGGTCAGCTTCGCCGCATTGTAGGCGGCAATGACTGCCTCGTCGGGATCGTCGATCGTGCCGAAGTCCCAGTTCTCCTCGGGCAGGATTTCCCGTGTCGGCTGCCCGGCTAGAAACGTCTGCACATCGACGTTGGTCGGGTCGGCCAGCACATCCTCGGGTAGGATGTATTCGTTGCTGGGCAGCGGCGCGGGCTCCAGCGCCGACGCACCGTGGACGGTGACGGGCGACAGGCCGAGGACGTATTCCGCTTCAGCCCGGTTGAGGATGATCATTTGGGCGGTGCCTTCCAGTTAATTTCGGCTGGCTTTCTTTTGGCCACCGGAAAACCCTTGACCGTCCGTTGGATTTCCTTCGCTCGCTCTGGCGATGGAGGGTTCTCGCTATAGTGTTTACTCTTGATCATGGCACTCCGACTCCTGTCATGTAGGTACGAAGGGCATTGTAGAGGGCGGTGTTGTCGGCGTCGGTCATTCCACCGCCGATCCCGCCCGCCGCGATCTGCCCAGCCCAGTAACCGGCATCGGCGGTGAGGAATTTGATGCTGTAATTGATGACGGCCGTGGACGCAGTCGCGGCGGAATGGATGCTGGCACCGTCACGATAGAACTTGACGGTGGTGGCTCCGGTGCGGCTGACCCCGGTCAGTCCCAATCCCGTGAGGGTGACCCCAGTATTGATGTTGCCACAGTTAATCCGGCCGAACACATTGCCGGTGCTCGACTCCTTCGGCCACATGGCCGCCGTGGACCCGGCGTCTTGCCCGATCATCGCGCTGGCGTCTGCCGCGGAGGTCAGCGACCAGCCAAATATGCTGGCGTCGTTCAGAAGGTACTTGGGAGAAGGGGCTGTCGTCCCATTGAACCCGCTGTCGAGATATTTTGTCGATGCTCCGGTGAAACCACGGTCAACGGTGAAGGCCGGCGCATTGACCTCAGTGCAGTTGAACGTACCCGGTGCCTTCCAATTGATCTTCGCCGCCTGACTATCCGCTGCCGCAAAGGCGTACAGGGCGTCGAGCTTGGTCCACACCCCGGCCGTCTTCAGGCTGACGACACAGGCGTCGATCAGGTTTTTTCTCGCCGTGGTTGGCGGCGTAGTGAAGGCGGCGGCAATGGCCTCGGTTTCAGCGGCATAGGACGAGCCGCCGCCGGTAGCGACGCCCATGCCGTTGCCGAGCATCCCCGGTCCCCAACCGCCGCGCAGCATGTCCATGCCAGCGACCTACTTGCTGAGCTCGGTGATGTGGACGTTGCCGCCGGCGCTGTCCTGAACCGCGGAGATTTTCGTCGTGCCGCCGTCCGGGACGATGAAATATTCGACCACCCCGGCCGGCATGTAGACGGACGAGGTTGTCGCGGTTGGTGCGGTTCCGAACGCGATGTATCCGGCCGAGGTCATGCAGACGCGGACGACGTTGACGCCGTTCGAGATGACCGCGGACGTCCCTGCCGTGCCGGTGAACGCCACCTTCTGGTGGGTTCCCAGCCGGTAGGGGCCGCCGATATACTGATTGCTCATGTCAGACGCCCCTGATGATCAGGGTGAACCTGCCGACCGAGGCCCCGGTACTGCCAGCGGCGTTGTCGATCACCAAGGTATCGTTCTGGGCGAAGGTACAGGCAGCTTCTGTGCCGGTGAGCACCAGCGCCGTGGTGATGCCCGCCGCCGAGCCGGTCTGCGACACGGTGATGGTGCCGCAGGTGACGGCATTGGCGAGCACGCCGGCGGGATACTTCTTGATGGTGACGACAGCGGGGGCGACAGTGGTTGCCGCCGACATGGCACAAGTGCCGCCGACCAGGCGGCCCGCTTTGGCCACCCCGATATAGTCGAGGGAGGCGGCCGAGAGGTTGGCGATGGTTCCGACATAGACTTGGTCGGCGACCGTGCCGACTGAGGTGACGGGCATGGCAGGGCTCCTTCAGATGTGGGAGGAGGAGCCGCCCGAAGGCGGCCCCGGTATTCGCGCAACTAAGTCGTGGTCAAATCTGCCACAATTCCAGAGGCCTTCTCGTTTCGGCTGACGAGGCAGTATTCGGCCAAGATTTGCCTGCGCTCACTGTCGCCGGTCTTGGCGAGATCGATCGACACCATGTTGCGGAGGTAGTCGACTGCCCAGTAGTCCATGTCGAGGATGAGGCAGTCTCTTGCCCTCATGAAGCGATCCGCGACCACCTTCATGGTCCCAAAATCTCCCTCATAAACTTCCACTGAGTTGACGATCTTCTTCGAGGTGGCGTTTTCCTGCGGGGTTGAACGTCCCGTAAACGTGCTAAACTGCTGCTTATTAAACCCACCCACCAAGATCACGCCGGGGTCGCCGCCGTTGTTCCAGATCGACTGCAGCACCGGCTTCAAGAGCGCTTCCGTAAACGCCCTCTGGGTGCCGTCGGTGCGGGTTGCCGCCCCGTCTGCGGTGGCTGGCGCAGCCCCGGCACCGCCGCCGCTGCTGTTGTTGGTCTTGATCCACGACAGTATCGAGGCCGTCAGGCGGGCCGTGCCGATGGCGCCGGCATTCTTGGCGGTATTGCTGCCGACCAGAATGAACTCCAGATCGCGCTTGAGCTCGAGGCCCTTGAGGACGCGCTGGTAGTTCATTTCACTGTCGCGGCCAGCGTGCTCGACGGCCTCTTGCGTCCCGGACACCCGGGCGACCTTGTCGGAGATCTGGCAGATATTGCCGAGGCGCACGGTTGGCGTCACGGCGTCAGTGGTAGCGTCGTCGCCTTCCAACACGGCGTTGGCGGCGGCGGCGGCGAGGGCTTGGGTCTGCCTATTCTGTTACCGACCCACTTGGGCCGAGGCGGTCATTTCTGCCGCCTTCTCAGTCTTTCGATCTGAGATCGGACTCTATCTTCATCCCGCGATTGGGCGGGAGCCGTGCGTATTAGTCTCTGGGGTTAGCTTCGCGCGGAACCGCGACCCTCTCGGGTCCGGCTCCGTGGATGCGAACTCGTCAACCCGGTTTTGCTTCCGGGCGATGTTGAAGCGCATGCCACTGTCGATCCAAGACTGCATCTTGATGGCGAAACGACGCGGCACCTTGTAGCCCGGTTTCCGGGGCTTCTCGACACCGATCTTGCCAACAATGATGCCTACGGACTGAAGCAGGCGGACGAAGTCGAGAAACCAGAGGTCGCACGACTTGAAGCCCATATAGAACCGGCGGCCCGAGTGGTTGCTGTTAGCAGCCACGAACCCCTCGCTGTCCATAAGCCCTACGATGAAGGCCAGCTTATGCTCGCGAGGCCATTCCCAGACATAGGCGGGAATGATCCGCTTCCTTTCAGTCTCGTCCAGCAGCCGCTGGCACAAAGCCCGGTCGCCCAAGCTAAGATACCAATTCGGCTTGCTGCTCTTGGCCACCGCATGCACCCCGACAGTGACCTTGTAGTCGCTGAGAGGGCCTAGTGCGGTAGCAGTCGCTCTGGCGAAATCCTCGTCAATAGTATTCAGCCGGAACATGAGGCGGTCGGACCTGCCTTCCTGCCTCCATTCGGTGACTGATCCGTCTCCGAGGAACACGCCTAGGATATACGCGAAGCTCTTACCTGCGTCTTGGCCAGATATCACTGAAACTTTTCCTCTGCGGGGTTCAGCGCTTTAAGGCTATTAACGCATATAGCACGGTTTTACACGAGCAGCTATTACCTTACTCGTGATTTACAGCCTTAGCTTTACCCTTGGTTGCATTGGAAACGAACCACGTATCTGTAGGATCAATCCTATAGATTGTATCCTCCAAATCTTCCCTATTGCCGATTGCAGCATAGGTAACGAAGGTACTGGCATCAACGGCCATTGTTATCTCCTGGCCGAGCGCATCCGGGCCTTGGCATTTTCGAGCGCCACAGCGTCCTCCATGCGTCCGGTCTTGCTCAGCTTGTCTGATAGGGTTTTGAGTTGAACGTTCGAGGCCTCGCCGCGATTTGAGGCGGTGCCCGGACGTTGGACGGGGGGTAGAGGCTTGCGGGAGTCGGGAGCGGCCGCCTTCTTGGCCTGGAGGTCGCACCAGCGCATGGCATTGATCGCCATCTTCTGGATGCGGCTGTCGGCGAGGTATAGCGGCTGCGCGTTATGCCACGCCGCCGCCAGTTCCTCGTCGGCGAAGCCAAAGACGTCGATCATGGCCTTGCGGACTTGCTTGCTGACCTTGTCGACGTCGCCGACCTTTTCCTTGGCGAGATACTCCTCGACCTTGACGGCTTCCGCCGTCT